ACCCGTCGGGCGTGCAGAGCGACACCGAGGTGGCCGACATGGAGCGGCAGCGCTACCAGCAGGCCCTTCAGAGCGGACTGCAGCTGCAGCCTGACCAAGGCACCCAACCTCAACAACCTGACCAGGCACTCGCATGAAGAAGGAAGAACTCCAAGAAGCCGCCTACATCGGCGACCAGATCGAGCGGTTTCTAAAGACCGACATCTTTCGCTTCATCATGGCCAAGGCGGACAACCAGTCGCAGCTGGCCCTGCTTTCGTTGGCACATGCCGACCCAGAGAACGCCAAAGAGATCCGCCGCCTGCAGAACCAGGTGGTACTTTCTGACCTGCTGAGGGACTTCCTCAACCAGGGCATCATCGAAGGCAATGAAGCCTTCACACAACTTCAAAACGAGGAAAACGAAGATGAACACGAATGACAAGCCGGAGATGACCGAAGAGGAGATCGCGGCAGCCGAGAAGGCAGCAGGTGAGGCCAACGAGCAGCGCAACAACAACCGCCTCGAGATGTTCAACGCCATCGCCGACCAGGCGGAGGAAGACGAGCAGCTGGACGACACGTCTGCAACGGACGACGAGCCACCGGCGAAGGACAAGGAAGAAGCTGAGGACCTCGTCGATGACGGGCAGCACGCCGTTACCCCGAAGATGGTCGTCGACGGCGTTGAGGTGGAGCTGACGCCTGATTTTATCCGCCATGCGCAGAAAATCGCCAAAGCCGATAAATACCTGGAAGACGCTAAGCGTCAGCGGTTCCTACCTAACGGCGGCACCGGAAACCCAGCCACCCGCCAGGGCGTTGGTTCAGATGTCCAGAAAGTGGACTTTCGCGAGGTAGCCGCGCGACTTCAGACAGGCACCACCGAAGAGATTGCTGAGGCACTTGAAAAGATTGCCGCCCCGCAGGTCGATGAACGTCTCATCTACCAGAAGGCGCAGGAAGCCATCGAGTACCGTCAAGCTGTCGATTGGGTGCAGGAAGAATACAAGGATCTGTTTGCCAATGAGCGGCTTCGGAACCTACTGACGCAGGAAGACGACCGTCTGATCGCTCAGGGCTTTGAGGGTTCCTTCAAGGAGCGCTTCAAGGCAGCAGGTGAAGAGGTTCGAGCGCTGGTTGAGGAACTTGGTGGTTCAACCAAACAGAGCAACCGCTTGTCCGAGAAGGAAGAGCTGGTCAACCGTCGGCCAAAGGTGGCTACCCGTAGCGTCAAGCCGGGAGCTAACGAGGACGACAGCGAAGAAGACCCACGCAGCGTCATCGCATCGATGCGGAAGAAGCGCGTAGGATACTGAACAACGTAACGCACCTTTGGTGCAAAAGGAAACAAAATGGCAGGTCAAGTCTGGGGTACAAACTCCCTCGGCGGCTATCTCTACAGCCGTCAACTCTCCAACATCCTTCGTTCCGCGGTCCAGCCGCTGACGAAGTTCCGTCAGTTCGCTGACATCCAGGACGCATCGCAACAAGGCAAGAAGAAGGGCGACCTCTTCACGTGGGACGTCATCTCTGACGTTGCTACCGCCGGTGGTGTCCTCGTTGAAACCAACACCGTTCCTGAGACCAACTTCACGATCACCCAGGGCACCCTGACGATCACCGAAGCCGGTAACTCCGTGCCTTACACCGGCAAGCTCGACAACCTGTCGAAGTTCCCGATCACCGATATCATCCAGAAGGCCCTGAAGAACGACGCCGTCAAGTCGTTTGACCGCCTGGCATGGCAGCAGTTCAACAGCACCCCACTGCGCGTCGTTTCGACCAGCACCACGGGTTCCATCACCCTCACCACCAACGGCACGGCAACGCTGACCAACAGCGCCGCCTTCGGCAAGGCTCACGCCAAGTCGGTTGTTGACCTGATGAAGGAACGCAACATCCCGGCCTACATCGGCGACGACTACTACGCCCTCGCTTGGCCGACGACCCTGCGTCCGCTGAAGAACGACCTCGAAGCCATCCACACCTACTCCAACATCGGCATGCAGCTCATCCTCAACGGTGAGATCGGCCGCTACGAGAACGTGCGCTATGTCGAGCAGACCAACATCGTGAAGGGCATCTCAACCGACGGTGTCACCGGTACCGCCTGGACGAACGGCCTCTCCGACTGGATCTTCTTCATGGGCAACGACACGGTGGCTGAAGCCGTGGCGGTTCCGGAAGAGATGCGCGGCAAGATCCCGACCGACTACGGCCGCTCAAAGGGCATCGCCTGGTACTACCTCGGTGGTTTCGGCCTGACGCAGACCCTGGCTTCCAACGCTCGCGTCCTGAAATGGGATTCAAACGCATAACGGCACCTTGGACCTACTTTAGTATGCGTGCAGTAGGTCATTGGTAATACAATGACCTACCTCAACAGACTAAGGCGACCACCGTGTTTTATGTGTACGTCTACAACGACCCAAGGACCTCACCGCCTACACCGATCTACGTAGGCAAGGGATCAAGAGGGCGGTATCTATCGCACCTCTCGAGACCGAGTAATCCGATCCTTAGTGCTCGATTGAAGCGCATCAAGAAGGAAGGCCTCCTCGATAGGCTCTACATCTCGGTGCAGTACTGTGACAGTGAAAGAGAAGCGTTTGAACTGGAACGACAGCTTGTTACCCAGTTTGGGCGCATCGATCTTGGCACAGGACCTCTGGCAAACCTGACAGAGGGCGGAGACGGATGCAACGTGCCCCGTGAATACAAGCGGGACTACATGCGCAGGCCTGAGGTAAGGGAGAAGATCGGCAAGATCGCGGCCAACCGATCTGAAGAGAGCCTCAAGAAAATGAGTGACGCCAAACTGGGGAAAACCTGGACTGACGCACGACGCAAGGCACTTGAACAGAACGGAAACCCTCTGAAGGGCAGGAACCGCGTCCTGACGGATGAGTGGAAGAAGAACATTGGGGAAGCCGGCAAGGGTCGGGTCCCCTGGAACAAAGGTAAGACGAAGTCAGATGAACCTCGCCTCAAGGGTGGCAGGACGAAGGCTTCGGTCTAAATAGAAAGTCAATGGTAACCCTGAAAGGAACCAAGATCATGATGCAAGATCCTACCCAATACGACAGCGTTTCTGGTCCCGTCCTTGACAAGGCCGGTATCGTTTCGTCTGGCTTTGTCAACAAGAAGGGCACCGCCTCAGGCGAGGGTGCCATGTTCAACATGCTGCCTCCTGGTCCGGATATCGACAACCAGGAAACCTTCGATGGCGTCGGCCCGTCCTTCGTCCTCAAGCAGCTGGTCAACCACAACGGCTACGACGGCTACGTGACGGAGTAAGGCCAGTGAACTGCGCTCTTCTCTACGAGGCCCTGATCAAAAGGGCCCAGTCGAGAAAGGGCGTGAAAGGTGAGCTGCATCACATTCTACCACGCTGTATGGGTGGAACTGATGAGGACCATAACCTGGTCATGCTGACCTTCAAGGAACATTACCTCGCTCACCATCTGTTGGCACGAGTGCACCCTGACCACGTTGGCGTGCAGTACTCCTTCAAGATGATGGCGAACCGAAGTAACCTACGCCTTTACGGCAAGGCTAAAGATGCCTTCGTAAAGGCAGCCTCGGTTGATGCAAAGGCGCGCTGGTCAGATCCAGAGTATGCTGCGCTAAATACCAGGCACCTGAAGAACATGACGGAAGAGCACAAGGCCAATATCGCCAAGGCACGAACAGGTACGACGATGCCGGTAACCGCCAAGGCGAAGATCTCGATGTCTCTATCTGGAAGAAAACGCGGACCTTCACCTCTTTGTGGTAAGACGCTTGGCCCGAACCTAAAGAGCTCGGCGACCATGATGGGTAAGGTAGGCTACAACAATGGCTCAGTGAACAAGTGGTTTCACGGAGATCCAGGACCAGGATGGTCGAAAGGATGGAAATGATGGCTAAAGGACTTCGCGTTTTTCCTACAAAGCAGCAGGTCGTCTGCACCGACGTCGCCGGTGATGGCAGCAATGTCATCGCTCCGGTAAAGTCGGGTCTTCGTGACGAGATGGTGTCGTTTGGCATCAAGTCGTTTCCGAAGGACCGTGACCAGAACATGCGCTTTGCTCCGGCCACTCGACAGGACCCGTTCCCCCTTGATACCGGTCGTGACTACACCTCCTTCGGGAAGGTGGGTCTGGCCGGTCAGTCAGACTACTCAACCTACTCCGTCGCTGATATGCACGCCGGTTACTCGCTCAATGAGCGGGTGCCGGATGAGTTCTTCCCTGGCACCGACCCCGTCTTCATCGCTCCTGGCATGCCCATGGACGACGAGGAAGGAATGTACGGCGTCCAAGAAGAGACCCGCATCGGTGAGAGCGTAGGCGAGGACGACGGTCTTATCGAGGACTACGGCACCCTGCCGCGCTGATAGCTGTATCTCTACACCGAATGGGGGCACGCTGCTTAGGCGGCCCCCATTTTTGCTGATAGGACCCTAAAGATGACGACCTACAATACCTCCGGCACCGTTGATTGGATGGTCAATGAGGGCCAGATCTATGCAGCCACCCTGAAGGTTCTACGGAAGCTGGGCGAGGGCGAGACGATCTCCCCTGAGACCTACCAGGACTGCCGCCTCTTTATGAATGCCCTGCTGAAGCAGTGGCAAGGACGGGCTGACTACGCGCCTGGTCTAAAGATGTGGTCCCGTCGCATCGGCTTCCTCTTCCAGTCCACATCAACCGGCACGCTGCAGGCAGGACCCGCCTACCCCGGTTGGACGAATGCATTTTCTCAGACGACGCTGACCGCAGGTGCCGCTGCAGGTGACACCGTTATCAACGTCGCCACGGCTACCATCTTTGAAGGCAAGCCTCCATATTCGCCGACCGCCGTGCCTGTCGTCAACGACCACATCGGTATCATCCTTGTCGATGGCTCCCTCTTCTGGACGACGGTCTCTTCTGTCTCGTCCCTCGCGGTTACCCTGGCTACGGCCCTGCCGAAGGCAGCTTCGCTGAGCTCGACGGTCTTCTTCTACGAGACGGGTGCCAACCAACCCATCGTCGTCGAGGTGGTCAACCTTCGCAACCCCAACAAGTCGGACCAGCTGCTGCGCCCGATGACGATGCAGCGCTACCAGGCGCTGCCTGCCAAGCAGCAGCCCGCCAACATCGCCCAACCGACGGCCTACTACGCCGAGCGGCAGCTGACCTACACCAACCTCTACACGACGGTCGATGCGACGAATGACGCCACCTGGTATCTCGTCGTCGAGTACATGCAGGAGACCGAGGACCTGACGCAGGCGACGCAGAACCCCGCCTTCCCGAAGGAATGGTTCCGCGCGCTCATCTGGGGTCTGGCCAAGGAGATCGCGCCGCTCTACAACGCGACCTGGTCTGAGGTGCACGAGATGAACTACGTGCAGGCCCTGAAGGTGGCGCGCAACGTCGAGCCGGAAACCACTGAGATGTATTTTTCGCCGTATCGGGTAGACTGATGAAGCAGATCCAACTCTTCGGTAGCTCCACGAAGTCCCTTTCCGCCTTCGTCTCGGCGCAGTCTCGTGTGAATACCTTCTACGAGAAGATCGACGACGATGAAAAGGGCGTTCGCATCTTCTTCCGTGACTTTCCAGGTGACACGCTGGCCTTCGACCTGCCCTATGCCAACGCCCGCGGCGTCCTCGCCGTCGAGAACGTGGCCTACATGGTGGCTGACGCCTTCCTGCTTCGCCTGCGCCCCAATGGTACCTATGACGTCCTCGGCACCGTCGGCAGTTCGGTAACTGGTCGGGTGTCACTGGCATGGAATGGCAGTCAGCTGATGATCGTCCTCGGTAACGAGGCCTTCATCTACGACAGCGTCGCCAACACCATCACCGTCCCAACCGGCTTTGAGTATCCGTCCAACAGCGTGATCTTTACCAACGGCTTCTTCATGGCCAACAAGACGGATACCAGCAACTTCTACATCAGCAACCTCTTCGATGGTTCAACTTGGGAGGGCAAGTACAGCCAGATGGTCGTCAACCCGGACCCGCTGCAGGCGCTGGACGCCCTGCACGGCACCGTTGTTGGTTACGGCACCTCCTCCATCGAGTTCTGGCAGGACAACGGTTCCTCGCCCTTCCCCTTTGCGCAGCTCTCCGGCACGGCGCAGAACATCGGGTTGGTGGCACCTTTCTCTCGTGCCTTCATCAACAACACCTTCTGCTTCCTCGGCACCAACCTGGCAGGTCAGGTGCAGGTCTATGCCTTCAATGCCGGCACGCCGGTCGCCATCTCGGACAGCTCCATCGAGAACATCATCAACTCCTTCGGCACCGTCGCCGACGCCGAGGGTATCGGCTTCTCGAAGGACGGCCACCCGCTCTTCCTGCTGAC